TTGAAAAAAACTTTGTAAACATTTTTCATTTTACCTATTGACATTTCTTAGCTGGACTTTCCTCAGATTGACTTCTGTTTCAAAGACATTGCTCACACAAACCGTAAAAAACAGTTCGCGTCGGATCCATCTTGAATTTATGGTGTTCATAAAGATGATCCTGCATTGCTGCCACTTCATCGCAATGGAGGTGAATAAGTTTTCCACATTTCTCACATTTGCAGTGATAGCAGACTTCTGAGTTGACGTGGCTGTCAGGTTCCACATATTCAAAGCAGGCGGGGCTGTTGCCATCTATAATATATTTTGTCAAAAGCCCTTCGTCTACTAAACTCTCTAAATGCCGGTAAACGGTCGATTGCCCGATGGAAGCACCCCGATCCTTGAAGTAGTTACATACATCGCTGGCGGTAATATGAACACCCGGCATGGACTGTAAGTAGCTAAGAAGTATCTCCCTTTGCTTTGTTTTGTACTTTGACCGAGAATTCATACATTGCCTCCTTTGGTGAATATGAGAATAGTTCTCAATTATAAAGGATTAAAAGCAGAATGTCAATAGATTTGGGAATGATTTTCAATTTCAAAAAAAGCCTGCGGGCATTCCAAAGAACACTCGCAGGCATAGCTGATTGGATATTTATTTTACTCTGATCTTCCAGCCGGTCAGGATTAAGTTGACGTTCTTGATGAGCGTGGCATTGAGCTTCTGGATCGCAGAAACGCTGGTGCCGTACTTCCGGGCGATGGCAGAGAGGGTATCGCCGCTTTTCACGGTATAGTAGACTGGAGTGGCTTCCTGCTTTTTCACCAGAGCATTGACCTTGGCCTGCACGGCGGAGTAGTCATATCCGGCAGCGGTCAGACGGTTCTTGCGATCATTGCCGTTTCCCCATTTGCCTTCCAGCACTTCCTGAGCAAGCTCGTCCACGGTCTTTGCCGGGGTGGCCGGAGTGGGAGTGCTGTCTTCAGACGCAACCTTCGTATATCCATTGAAACCGCCGTTCTTGATGATGGACGGATAATCGATATAGCCGTAATCAAGATCAACATTGCCGCTGATGCCATTCACTGAGCCCTTGGAAGAATGCTGCCAGATGCCGTAGTCGCCCTTATAGCTGCACTTGCTGGCATACTGTGCTACCCAGTGGGCATAAGGTGTGAGTTTGGAATCATCCATACGCTCCTTGAAGCCGGAAACAGCGGAGCCGTAAATACCGGCAAAGTATCCGGCATCCTCCATCGTCTCACAGAAGGCAATCGTGGCCTCCGTGATACCGGCCTTAGCAGAGGTGGGCTGTGACTCGTTATCCATATAGACGGGGTATTCCAACTGCTTGCCTTTGAGAATCTGTAAGAAGCGTTCTGCATCTGCTTTTCCAGCAGCAGCGGTCACGCAGTCTTTGCCGACGAAGTAGTAAGCGCCGATGGAAATACCGGAAGCCTTTGAACCTTTGTAATTTGCTTCCCACTTGCTGTCCGTATAAAAACCGGCATCAGAACCGCCAGCCTTGATGATGGCAAATTCGATACCTGCTTTTTTGACCTTGTCCCAGTCAATGGTTCCTTGCCAGTGACTGACGTCGATTCCTTTAATCGTCATGGTCGTCATCCTCCTTTGTTTCGATAGTCTCACGGTCATGGAGTTGCTCTAAGACCGCTTTTAATTTTTCCGGGATCGGTAAGCCGAGATGAGCAGTGTTCTCGACAAGCGACAGTCCCTCGTTGGACAGATAGAAAAAGATGATCGCTGTGCGGAGCACTCCGGGTTGTCCCAGTACTTGCACATCGATTACATTTCCTATGCCGACCAGTACAAAGATCAGTACCTTGCGGCAGATGCCCTTAAAGCCGACCTCGCTGGAGAGCTTCTTATCGGCAATCGCACACATAATGCCGGTGATGTAGTCAAAGACCACAAAGATTAGTAGAGCAATTAAGAGCCCGTCACAGCCGCCGAGAAAGTAGCCGAGCCACCCGCCGACAGCTGTAAAAACGAATTGAATGGTGTTCCAGAATTCTTTCACGAGAAAATCCCTCCTTTGTTTATGCAAAATAAAAGCTGCCTGCGTATCTTGCAGACAGCCTTGAGAACTGTATTCTTGTTATGAAGTTAGGTCTGTTTTGGCAGTGCCTCCCAGAGCCGCATATCTTCTTGGCCTAATGACCACATGGCAAAGCCTCTCACTCCCCAGCGGTAGGCCGCTTCATTCGCCCAGTAGACCAGTGAATCCACGTCCTGATAATAGAGAATGGAAAAGCCGTCTGCGTCGCCGAGAAAGAGCCTCGATATCCAGATATCGATATCCTTTGGCGTTATAGTTACCGCATAATCGTTGCCACAGGTCAGGGCAAGCTCGTGGGAATGATAGAACTCGTAATCCAGAGAAATGCTCTCGCTGCGTGTTGCTTCCTCCTCAATGTCCGAGGTCAGTGTAAATACCTGAAATTCTGTATCCCATGTGACATTTGACCGGCTGATCCTGCCATACTGTGTTACAGTGCCATCCGGGAAGGTAACATCGAAGCGCTCGTAAGGCTCATATGTCCATGAATCGCCAAGACGCAGGAGTTCACAGACCGTCCGGTTATCTGACCGATATCCGGCATAGCCTCCGGAAAAGCCATTCACCGTTGCCGTAAAACGGAGCGTATAGGACGAGCCGGAATAGACGCGCACTTTGTTTCCACGGATACGCATTTCGACCGTGTACATGGAAGGATCGCTCCGAAGATCGGCTGTTGCCGTCCGCTCAATCGTCTGACTGTAGCTTCCAAGAAGCGTAGAGCCGTTATATAGCTCCACGGCCTGTGAATCGTAATTCAGGCAGCAGAACAGATCGCCGCAGAAGACACCGGCCTTGCCGCTCCCGGATACAGGAAAGGCCAATCTTGCCCGCAGATGGATATAGGAAAAGCTGTCATATCTCCACGCGAGCTTCCCAGAGCCGTCCAGTTGAGAGTAGACGCGGCTTTCAGAATATTCATCTTCCCGCCAGACCGTCCATGATCCGGAAAGTGTCGTGTAGTAGTTTGTCTCCAACACGCCGTAGTCCCGGAAGTCCTCATACCAGATAAGGGCAGAGTCCGGCTTTCGACGCAGCATTTCGCATGTGAGCTTAAAAGCTCTGTCCGGCTGGCACTCATTTCCGTCCACATCGATGAAATGGCGCGGAGACAGCGTAAAGGTCGCGCTGCCCGCAGAGGGAGCTTCCGAAAAGCTGCTGCAAACACGGTAGCCGTAAAACTGCACGCCTTTTACATCCACGGATATTATGATGGTGTGTGTTCCGGCGGATAGTGAAATGCTGCTGGCGAGCGTTGCCCAGAAGGTGCTTCTCCAATATGGCCACCAGAGCCTACTTTCCATAAAATGCGTCGTATTGCCATCAATCGAAACATAGATGCCGTTCTTATCCCAGAAAGGATAGCAGAGCCGGATGGCGATGTCATAGTTTCCGGCGCTTGAAACGGAAAAGGTATAGGTGGCAGAGCCAGCGTCACCGAGAGTAGCCACACCGTTTTCAAAGGATACGATGCCTGAGTAGGAGCTTGTTGTTCCGTCCGCGTCTATATAGATGGTGCCGAACTCGGTGTGCTGCTCTTTACTGTAAGCTGTTAGGTAGTGGCGCCGGTTATAGGTTCCGTTCATCAGCGGATTTTCATAGCTTGTGGCATCTCGGCCTTCCATGAAGTCGTAAACCTGCGGCAGTGCCCAAGGTACCATGTCGTAATCATCCCAGTATGCGAGGATCGGAATAAAGGGCTGCGGAGGTGCGTCATCTGTGAAGTTGTACTGCCCGGTCATCCAGTTCTTTGCCGCATAGTAGGTGTTTGACGTGCCGCGATAGGTTTTGCCAAGGTTTGCAGGCGTGTCGTAAATCTGCCAGTTCCAACCATAGGCAGGAAGACCGAAGAAGATCTTCTCCGGTGTCATGACTGTGACCGCATAATCGTAAATACCCTCCAGCCAGTCCCTTGGTGAAACCGCTCCGGGAGCAGAGCCCGCCCACGCCATACCGTAGCTCATGATGGCTGCTGTATCACAGTAAGCATCGAGGTCGCCGTAAACGCACCAGTTCTCGCCGCCGACCGAGCCATTGATGGAGTTCATACCCGGCAGGCAGATGTTCATGAGTTTACTGCCGTCATAGGCTTTTACTGTGTTATAGATATTCCGAAACATCGCCGTGGAGGCTGCGTGTGTGGAATAGCCGTCGCCTTTTTCAAGGTCGATATCGATGCCGTCACACCATGGATATTTTTCCATAATGCGGACGATCTCCGAAAGAAAGGTATCCTGAGCACCTTCCGTGTTATCCCGGATAGCAGCAAAGATACTGTTTGTACCATCGTTGGATATTGTCAGCAGCCATTTTATGTGTGGCCATCGGTTGATGTAGGTCAGCATATTTGAAATGGCCACGCCGCTTTCCGTGATGACACCGGTGCGTGATACTTTAAAAGAAAAGAGGCCTACCTGCGAGAGGCGGTCTCCATATGCGGCAAGCGCCTGATACATTCTGGAATTGCCCATGAATGTCCAAACCATGCACTTCCGTCCTTTTAAATAATCATAGCTCACAGGGCATCACCTCCATCCTGCATTTCCTGAAATTCCACATAGATGCGAGCCGATTTTTTATCCTCAACCGTGATCGGATGCTTGCTGTCACCGGCAGCGGAGTATTGGAAAAAGCCTTCCTTGTCTGTTAATGTACTGTTCTTCAGGCACTCTCTGGTGGATGCAAAAAGGTCAAACTCATCACCGGCGGCCGACGCAGCCTTGAAGGTCGCCTTATGTGCACCCTCGCCCAGCGCAAGAGATATACTTCCGGCAGCCATTGCCTGAATCGGGTTTATCTTGTAATCGAGCCCGGCAGCAGTGGAGCCGAGATTAAAGATGATGCAGGTCGCAGCGGAGCGGACAATCCCGTTATAAAAGCGCTTGCCCGCAATCGCATCATCGCCATCGTATTTTCCCAGAAGCGTCTCGGTGTTGATGACAAAGCCAGTGACCTTATCGCCTTCCTGCAGCATGAGATCGGTAAACCAGACAGTGCCTGTGCAATCTATCAAAGTAGGTTTTACCGTAATGCCGACAACACGCTTATCCTGCTTTTTTGTTATGGTTTCTGTAAAGCGTGTAAACTCTGGCATTTATCCGTCCTCCGTCCACTGTATTTCTGACACATGACCTACCCATCCGGTTGCGATGGAACCACCTTGCAGGAGCATGTCTGTGATATAGACGGTACCGGTGCAGTCGTTTACGCATAACCGGATGGTTATCTTCGTGACACGACCATACTGCGGAGAGATGTCCTGCGCCACGTGATTGAATGAAGCCATAGAAATCCCTCCTTTAGATCAGGTCTATAAATCGTGATTCTGTTGTTCCGTCCTCATATTCAAAGGTCACCTCAATGCCCACCTGCCCATTGTCACCTTTTACGAGATCCTCGGAGGCAATCTGCGCTGAGAAGGTATAGCACTGTCGGTTGGCAGGTGTGATGGTCTGGGAGAGGCTCTTAGTGGTACCGAGGGCACCTTCGCATTTAAATGATGCTGTGCCTGATACACCATTGCCTGTATCCACAGAAAAGCCGGAGTTCTGCCAGTAGGTCAGGCCGGAATCCGCTCTGGAATTACGCAGGTGGTTAAAGGGCACCAGATCTTTCATTTCCTGACTGTCGATCAGATCAGTTGACTCAAGCGTATCGGCTGCACTGTCCCAGCGGGAGGAGGAATCGCCCAACTCCCGGAGCGTGGTGGAAAGCTCCAGCACCGTATTCCAAGGCTCCTGCAGGTTATATTCCCGGCGGACGATTCTGGTCTTTACGGACAGGTTCAGGTCGTCATCCTTTACCATGACAGTATCACCCAGTTCCCATGTCTCATGCTCGTAGCCCGTCAGCACCGACAGATCCATCGCCTTCAGCACATAGGAAATACGCGGAGAGGCGTAGTCTGCCAGACGCATATTGGCATATTCCAGCATCTGATATGGATTCGTGAAATTCGAGCAGTCCAGAGTGGAAATTCGGATCTCGGAGGTATAGGTCGTGTCCTCTACATATTCATTTCCACCATTGATCGATGCAAAGGTCATACCATCCTTACCGTAAGCGTAGAGCCTTGTAATAAGGCTGGTCGTATCAATGACGCGCTGGATGGACTTCATATTTTTCTTGTAGCAGAACAGCACGCCGGAATCCGAGCCAGAGAAGGTCAGGAGCTTCACGATCTTATTGGCGTTATCGAAAATCAGATCGCCGCCGTGAATGTCCTGTACTGCCCGGAGGATTGCCAGAGCGTTTTTCTCAGAGCAAGTCCATGTGCGCTTGGTGGAGACATTGACCGTCCCTACGTCCCAGTCGGTATCCTGCAAGGCGTAGGCCATCGGCACATCTGCTGTGTCTGCATTAAAGGAAATCTCGTCCTTCTTCACGGAGTAGGCAAGATCGTAGAATGCCGCCTCCGCATAGACCGTGGTAATGGCCTTGCCGCTTTCTTCCTTGTCGTCCGTAATGGTGCGGATGCGGTAGGTGTCGCTGACAATACGGACGGTCTTTTCGTTATCGATATAGGCACGCTTGCTGTCCTGAAACGGCAGCTTAAATTCCAGCTCATCCACGCCGTTGATCTCACTGGTCACGATAATGTCGTAGGCATTATCCAGCACAGCTTCTGCATTCCCATCTGAATCCAGAATGACCGGTCTTGCATAGCCGAGCTTGGTGTAGAGCGGCTTCGGATTATCGTATAGACTGATGGATATGAGCGTAGGAGTCCTCGCTGTATTTGTGGTGGCCAGTGTCACGCGGTATTTGATGTATTTTCTTGAGGGAGATTCCAGCTCACCGTTGGAGCCAAGTGCCTGCCACTCCGTCCAAGTGGAGAAGTCATCTGAGGTAGCTGTCTCCACAAGAGAGATGGAGGTCTCACCCGGAGAGTAGGTGGCCTTTACAGAAACTCTGCCGTTGCCGGTTATATTACAGTCCCTTACTGCGGTAATGAGCTGCCCGCTGGAAGGATAGACAGAGTCCGTTGCCCGAAGTGTAACTGCATCGGCTGTTGTCAGGCCATCCACATCACCGGTTAGATCCGCCGCATTTGCAGACAGTGATTCCAGAAAATATTCTGCAAGGTCGTCAGCATTCAGATCAGAATCACAGTCAAGGAACCAGTCATCAAAACCACCAGCATACCAGTAAGAGTCTGCGTGCATTCCCCAGATGAGGTCTGCCACGCAGGAGCGGTTCAGCTCTCCGGAAAAAGAAAGCACACTTGACTGCCATACCGTGCCGGAGTCTTTATCACCGAGGACATATTGCGCCGTCTTGGCATTCGGTCTTATCACGCAGGCAATAAAATACCAGAAGCCGTTCTGCAGAGAGAACGATGGTGTGACCGAGGTATCGAGAATCAGTGAACCGGAGGCGTTATACAGCATGATTCTCGGTTTGCCTCTTATGAGCGACAGATAAAAAATCGGCTGCCCAGAGCCGTAGCGGGTATTCAGGATCGGAGTATAGGTATTTCCGACTGAATAGGTCGTGGGCTTCATCCAGCCGCCGACCACGATAGTGTCGCCAAGATTGGAAAAAATACTGCCATCATTTGCTACTTTCAGATAGGTTTTCTCCGAGGATGGATTATTAATGTTCATCTGAAAATAGCGACCGAAGTTTCCGGTTTTTATAGCCGCTGTGGTGCCGCTCCAGTTATTGATATATGCCTTGCGATCCTTCCCGGAGGAGTCGGCAAGATAGTAATCGGAATCCGGATCGGACTCGTTAAAGCGCCAAAGACCGTCCGGAGCCCACGCAGCCGGAAACTCGCCGGTGAAGGCATCTTGGGTATTCAGTATATTTTTAAGAGCCATGTAAAATCACCTCCAGCGGCTTCTGGCCTGAATGGTTAGTTCCGTAAATGTAGTGTTCGTACCGATCGTAGTAATCACGACGGTATTGTCTCCGGTATCAAGCACCGGGAAATTGAGCTCCGATAAAAGCGGCAGGCCGTTTCGTAATGTTTCACCGGTTTCATCAACCACTTTTGCTGTCATAAGGTCAGAGTCAATGATCAGTGTTTCACCGGAAGCAAGACTCCCGACAATCTTAAGCTCGCTGCCGTTTGTGATAATAGAGATATAGGAGTCCGTCCCGGAGGGTATTACTCCCTGCAAGCAGTAGGAGGGAAAGGACTCTACATTTCCAAGGGCGCGGGAGGCCGTGAAGGTTCCTACTTCGGCAAAATCGAAGGTTTCGTCTGTTATGGCATAACCGTAAGGATCAGGACAGAAGAATTCCAGATCGAAAGTGCATGAATTACGGACTGCCCGGTCAAAGGAAAATCCGGACGTGAGCCTTGCCTCATACACCCGTCCCGGTTCCTTGTCCAGAATGAGCTGACAGAGACCGTTGTCCGGATTGAGCCACTCGATGATCTCGTCCTTCTTGGAAAGAAACTGCGCGTCGGTATTGCCCGGAGGGATGAAGCAGGAGATCACGATCTTTCGCTCAGATACCGTCTCTCCGAAATCAAATACGCCGTGTCGTCCGGGCATGGTGATGGTATTGTTTCGAAGCTCCGACATCCTATATTCGTTATTGATTCTTGTCGCAAGTCCCATAGACTGGGAGGTTGTTCCGTTAAATGAAAATCCCATATTATACCAGTCCTTTCGCCCTGCGGCCTGCAGTCAGCAGCGTGTTGAGCTGCTGAGAAATCTTCCGGATATCGTCGTCGCTTCTGACGCTCATTTCCTCAATGTTGATAAGAGGCTGGTCGCCGGAAACGCTGAGTGTGGCGTCACTCACCGCATCTTGAATCATGGAGCGCAGAGAGCTTACACCGACCACAGCCTCATCACCTGCCTCACCGCCGCCAAGAAGTGTGCCACCGCTCTGTCCGAAGATGGTCGCATCCTTTAGGATCATGCCACCTGACATCGCCTTCTTATACCAGTCCACAGAGAAGTGCGGGATGGATGGCGGGTTCAGCGAGAAGTTGCCCGTAATAGAGAAGTGCGGCAGCTTGATCTTTGGCAGACTCCAGCTGAAGTTGAATGCGCTTTTCAGCTTGTTCACAATGCCGGAAACTGTACTCCAGATGGTATTGAACACATTGGAGATCGTGTTCTTGATGCCATTTACGATATTGGAGATGGTACTCTTTATCGCATTGAAGCCATTGCTGATTCCAGACTTCATGGTATCCACCACATTCATGACTGCAGTTTTTATCCCGTTCCAAATGTTGGTGACGGTAGCTTTTACAGCATTGAATACCGTGGAGGTTGTTGTCTTTATTGTGTTCCATGCTGTAGAAATGACGTCCTTTATGGTATTGACCACAGTTTCAACAGCAGATTTTATCGCATTCCATACGGTGGTTATCACAGTACTTATCACATTCAGGACGGTTTCGATGATCGTCTTGTAAATATTGAAATACGTTGTAACGATCGTCTTTATCGCATTGAATATGGTTTCAAAGAAGCTCTTGATTCCATTCCAGATAGTAGAGATGACCGTTTTTATGGCGTTCATCACGGTTTCGACCGTGGTTTTTATCGTATTCCAAGCCGTGGAAAGAAAGCTGCTGATCGCGTTTACCACAGTAGTGAAGGTATTTTTTATTGCATCCCAGATACTGACAAAGAAGTCTTTAATCGTTGTCCATACCGTAATCGCAATTTCTTTTATGTTTTCCCAGAGGTTGCTCCAGAATTCCCGGAAGCCCTCGCAGTTATTCCACAGGTAAATAAAGGCTGCCACCAGCAGGCCTATGGCTGTAATAATTAGACCTATCGGGTTTGCAGACATAACAGCATTAAGACCTGCCATTGCCGTTTTTACCGTGGTCATGGCCGTTGTCAGAGTTGGGATGATAGTCATAATCGTTCCGACAGCAGAGATGACCTTGCCGATAATCACGAGGACTGGCCCGATAGCAGCTGCCACCATAGCGATTTTTACAATCATCTGCTGCATCGGCTCACCGAGAGACTGCCACCATTCGGACAGGGATTTCAACTTTTCCGAAAGCTGCTGTAAGATGGGCGCGAGCACTGTCATTATGGAATTGCCAATCTCTGCACCGGTTTCTTTCAGCGAATTCATCGTCATTTTGAACTGGTCAATCGGGTCGAGAGTTTCATTGAAGGTGTTCTCGACACTGCCTTCAAAATCACCGAGGAATCCGGAAAAATCTGAAAGGTTGAGCTTTCCGGTCTGCACGGCATTGTAAATGGAAGCACCAGCCTTGCTACCAAAGAGGTCATAGGCCGCCTGCAGTTTTTCTGCGTCGCTTCCGCTTCCCTGCATGGTAGTGGAGAAATCAGCCAGCACCTGATCCAGCGTCTTGCCATCCGCCGTGGCGTTCTTCATGGCGGTCTTTAAGCCCATCATGGCAGCAGAGGTATCAAGGCCGGACATCTCCACTATGCCCATAAAGCCAGCGGCCTGCTGGGCGGTGAGTCCCATTTCTTTTAACTGTGCAGCATTGGAGGATAGTGTATTGGCAAGCGTATCCATGTCAATGCCAGTAGCCTGTCCGGTGGCATTTAAAGCATCCAGTAGGCTATCGGCCTCGGAGGCGTCCATTCCGAAGGCATTCATGACAGAGGACACGTTATCAATAGAGGTCGAAACATCCGTGTCGTTCAACTGGGCAAACTTGATGAATTTTGCAGAGAGGTCATCCAGCGCCTGCCCGGTAAGGCCAAAACGGGTGTTGACCTCGCCGACAGCAGCACCGGCAGTTTCAAAGTCTGTCGGTATCTCCGTGGCGAGGTCTTTTACAATCTGGTTCATTTCTTCCAGCGCTTCACCCGTCGCGCCGGTTTTCTGCTCCACAATATCAAGCCCTGCGTCCACCTCGTTGAAAGCTGCGAGGGAAGCCGTACCAAGAGCGACAATCGGAGCCGTGACGTGTGTGGACAGGCTGGTTCCGACATCGGATATTTTCCCGCCCACCTCCTGCAGTTTGGTTCCCGTTGCAGTAAGGGTGGCTGAGATAGAAGTATCCGTATTCTTGCATTGCTGTTCGAGGTTTTTGAGCTCGTTTTCGGTCTCTATGATCTCACGCTGCCATGCATCATATTGCTGCTGGGTGACGGTACCGTTCTTGAGCCCAGCATCCATCTGGTCTTGCACGGACTTCAGCTGTGTGAGCTTTTCTTTCGTTTCGGAGACTGCCTGTTTTAAGAGCTTCTGTTTCTGTTCGAGCAGCGTTGTGTTGGTAGGGTCGAGCTTTAGGAGTTTGTTGACATCCTTAAGCTGCGACTGCGTGGACTTTATTTCTTTGTTGACGCCTGAAAGCGCCTTGGAAAGGCCGGTCGTATCGCCGCCGATTTCCACTGTTATGCCTTTTATCCTGTCGGCCATGCTGCGACCTCCTTCCTGTTAAAATCGATCCATCTGCTCCTGCGTTGCGAGTTCTGGGTACTTATAGTCGTCGTTACTCATTTCCGCGTACATATCATTGACAGTCCCTATAGTGAGCAGATCAAGCTCCGAGATGTGAAGCCCGATTTGCACGCACCGGAGTAAAAAGAGAGGGGTTGTCATTTCCCGCTCCGTGTTGTGAGGTTTTTTTTAGAGGTCACCTGCTGTTCTACGTTGAGTCCCCACAGTTCGATGATTTGCGGGAGAATCTCGTAGATGGAGAAGGTGTTAAACTGGTCAAGCCAGTCCTCCGGAGTATCCGGGACATCTGGATTCTGGTGCTTTGCCATAAGCCATGCAATGTTCTCAAAAAGCTCAAGGCTGAAGGTATCCAGATTGGAGCTTTCCGCATCGTTTTCGTCGATGCCTTTCTGAAGCTCGTTTAAATCCTTATAGATGTCCCTGTGAAATTTGTTTCTGTAAAGACGAGGAATGGCGGCAGAGGCGCGGAATTCCACAGCCTTGCCGTCAATCTCGATGGTTTTTGTTACTGCCATAGTCTGCCTCCTTACTCACCGTCGCTTACCGAAGCACTCGGTTCATATACGGAGTTGTACCAAGCATCGTATACGGCGCTTGTCGTGTTTGTGCCGGTTTTGACCTTCACAATGCCGGAAGGCAGAGGCGATACCGTTAGCGAAAGGGTCTCTGTCTGCACTTCGGTAGAGTCCTCTTTGGTGCTGCCAGTGACAGAAGGGCGTGTCGCGCTGCAATAATACATGCAGTGGCGGATTTTCCTCTGATCACCGGAAAACTCGAAGAGGAGTGCGAAATGCTCAGGCTCCACATCCTTGTTTTCCACAATGACACCATTGGCATCCTCGGTCTCGTGCATAACGTCCGTGAGGAAGCTCTCCGGGATCAGCGCCAGCTCAAAGTCGCCGGAATAACCGTTGTTATTGCTGACCATGTAATATACGGAGTCGTCCGCATAGAATGGATCGTTATCTCCCTCTGCATCCAGCGAAAGGGATACGGCACCGGGCATTGCAACCGGCGTGCCAAAGGTGACGGTACCATCAGAAGCAAGCGTAGCGATTGCATAATGGCAGTTTTTCAGGCCAAACTTGACCTTGTTACTCGTGTTAGGCATAATTTTTAACCTCCTATAATCTGTGTTTGATATAAGACCTCGTACAGCTTCTCCGACTCGATCCATACCTCGGATTTCTCATAAGGCAGGTCGTGTGCGATTAAGATGTCTTCGATCTGGGTTTCAGTTTCCGGGTCTTTTACGTCCGTGTAGAGCTCGATATTCAATTCATCGATTTTTTGAAACACGGTATCGTCAGCAAACATGTTGTCGCTTCCCGGATAAAGAAAAACGAGGAAGGGCGGATCAGGCGACTCACCTTCGACAAAATGGTCGTAGGCAAGCGGAAGCCCGGCTTCCTCCAACAGGGTGATTACTTCGTCGTATGTCATATCAGCCGCCTTTCAGTTTCTGTTCGATGGTCTGCACCAGCTTCTCGTTTCCGCGTTCCTCGGCAGAGGCGATATGCGGCTGTGCGGGAACACGTCCGCCGCCACGTTTGACATGGCCATGCTCTAAGAGGTGCGCCAGCTGGTAACGATTCCTCGAATACACCACGAGGTCTATGCTTTCGGAGTCTTCATGAACATTTTTGACTGACCAGCTCTTCTTGTACTTGCCTGTATCGACCGGAGCACCGGCCTGTATATCCTTACGGACAGAGGCGGCAGTTTCCTTGACGGCAGCCTTCATCTCGTCAGAAGCAAGACCTGCATATTTTTCGAGCTCCTCCATGATGGCATCGCTCATTTCATTGATTGTTACATTTCTGCTCATGAGTCTTTCTCCAGCTTGCAATTGAATTTCAGGCTGTTGTGCTTATAGCCCATCGGGTTGACGTAGGTGATGTTATAGGTGTGTCCCTCTGCGATGATCCGGTACTTCGTGGATTCCACAGCGGCAAGTTCGGAGCAGTACCGGCAGGTAAAATCCAGTGATTCCTCCGGATTTATCACTACGCCGGAGCTTTCCGAACCGGAGCTCGTTCCGACAGTCGCCCAGCAGGAGAAATAATCCGTCCAGCCTGTCTTGTGGTTTCCGTATTTATCCACAGTGACCGCATTTTTCTGAAAGGTAACGCGCACCCTCATAGCTGTTATATTCATGAAAACGCTCCTTCCCGTATTGCAAAGAGCAGGGAGCGCAGAGTCATGGTAAGTGCATGATGGTCAGCTTCCTCCCTGTGCTCAAAGAAATAGGCGCAGGCGTAGAGAATAGCGATCTTCATGGTCTCCCGGATGGCAGTAAGCTCTGCCTCGGTGTATTCATCAGATGATTCAACATCGGAATCGATCACTTCCCACTGTTCCTCTGTCAGCCTTGCAATATCGACACAATGCCGTATGGCGGAGGCTAAGAGGATACCGACCGTGGTATCCTCATCCGACGAATCTACACGCAGGTAGGCCTTCGCATCTTCAATTGAAATCAGAGCCACGGTCGTTCACCTCCAATCTTTAAGAACCGGACTTCATGTCGAGAATCTTGATTCCTTCAGAGAGAATCAGCTTGCCGTCTACACGCTCGGTGCAAGTGAAGCCGACCTGACCGTTAGTAGCGTAGAGCTCGTTCAGGCGCTTGATGCTGCGGCCAGCTCTGTCTGCGATCCAGTAGCAGGAGAAATCGCCGAATGCGATAGCTCTTGTACCTGCGGCCATCGTAGGCACCTTCGGAGAGGTGTAGAGAGGATAACCGAGAAGTCTGTCAGGTTCACCGGCGGTAAGAGAAGGCTGCCACATATAGGCGCCGTTTGAATCCTTGAGCTTTCTGATTGCTGCGACTGTGGCATCATTCATGAGGAACTTTGCCTTGCCACGATACGGAGCCTTGAGGGAATATACAAGGCTGATCAGCTCATCAGCTGTGATAGCTGTAGCGGAAGCCGCAGTCACACCGGAAGGAGCTCCGCCTGAAGCGCTTGGAATGAAAAGACCGGTCGGTCTGTCGATAGCCGTTGCGCCGGACTGGATCGCACCGTTGATAAATGCATCCTCCTCAGCCTCGCCGAAAGCGCGACCGAATTCCTCAGAGATGTAGCTTTCTATGTCGAAGAAGCTGTCAGAGAGAAGTTCGTCTGATACCTTGATGAGGTCAGTCAACTTGAAGGCATCAATGCTGGTCTGACTAAAGGTCGGATTGCTTTCGGTGTAAGCACCATTCTCAGTAGTCCAAGTCGCCTGCGTGTGGCCATTTGCTACAGGGATCTTGCGCTCGTTCTGCGTGGTGATCACTTTGCAGCCGATGGTACGCATGATGTTGTTTTCGTCAAGAGCCCTTACAAGAGTATGCTCGAATTCCGTAGGAACAAGGTAGCCGCCATTGGCATCTGTTCCTTCCTCCAGTACATCGCGGATGGCGGGATTGCCGGGATGACGGATGTTGTCCCAGAAGGCTTTCTTATAAGCCGCAGAAGCTCTGCCGAGCTTATCGTCTGCCTTGCCAGCAGCATTTCCGGGCATGTTGGTGAGCGGAGCTGAGGTCGGAGCGCTCATCATCCTGTCTATCTGCTCCTGACGCTGCAGGCGCTTGATGTCCTTGGTGAGGTCGGTGACTTCCTTTTCCATCTTGTCGTAGGTTGCGGCATCCTCTGCGGAGACCATGCCGCCATTCTGGGAGTGAGAGTTGAGAAAAGCCTTAGCAGCATCCCATGCCTTCGCTCTCTTGTCCATGAGTTCCATAATCTGAGTCATAATAAAAATCCTCCTTTAATGTGCGAGAAGCGAAAGGCGCTTCTCAAGATCGGTTACTGGTACCATGCGCTTATTTGCCTCCGGTTTTTTCTTTGGAATCAGCCGGGAAAGCAGTGAATCAGTGACGGCCTTGCGGGAGAAAAGCATCTCCGTATCTGCCGTATCGTCAGGAACCGGCTGCTCGCCATCCTTGAACAGGATCTCGTCAGCGAAGCCGAGCTTGACGGCCTCCTTGGCGTTCATCCATGTCTCTGCATCCATGAGCTGTGAGATCTTGTGGCGGGAAAGCCCGGACTTGATCTCGTAGGCGTTCATGATAGATTCCTTGACTTCGTTTAACATGTCGATGGCCTTCCGCATCTCCTCGGTATCTCCGATGGCGACGGTCGCAGGGTTGTGTACCATCATCATGGCTACAGGGCTCATGCAGACCTTGGTGCCTGCCATCGCTATGACGGATGCAGCAGATGCCGCAAGAGCGTCGATTTTGACCGTGACATCGTGTGGGTAGTCCATCAGCATGTTGTAAATCTGTGCTGCAGCAAAAACATCACCGCCCGGAGAGTTGATCCAGAGGGTGATGTTTCCATCTCCTGCAGAGAGTTCATCTTTAAATAACTTGGGTGTCACTTCGTCGCCGAACCACGTTTCATCGGAGATTTCCCCGTCGAGGTAGAGCGTTCGATCGGAACCAAAGCTGTCCGGTTCCTCGTTTCGCACCCAATTCCAAAACTTTCTGGTCATAATGCCTCCTTCTTTCGCTGCCGGGCACGGCCAGTTTGCTGTGGCTGTTCCGGCTCTGTTTGTGATTCTTCTTGTTTTTCATCAGCTTCCTCCTGCGTTTGTGCCGTTGCTGCAAAAATGCCTGCGTCCTTGAGCTTTGTCATGTTGCCGTTGATAAGGTACAGGTCGCCGCCTTCCTCCTCCGGGATACGGTCGAGGTTTTCAAGCTCCCTGATATCGTTGGCACTCATCCAGCCGTTCTGGCGTCCGACCGCATAGCCGTTCATGCGGCTCTGGTAGTCGCCTCGAAGCAGGCCGTCCACATTGAACTTGAAGAAGTAGTTTTTCTTTTCATCCGGCGAGAGCAGAGCCCTCTGCATGGACTGTTCCCAGCGGCATACCCACGGGTCGAGGGTGTATTTGACAAATTCCAGCGACTGTTGCTCGATGTTTGAAAAGCTTGATTTCTCAAGGTCTCCGATCATGTGAGGTGGGATGCGGAAAATACGAGCAATCTCGTTGATTTGGAATTTTCGCGTTTCCAAGAACTGTGCCTCATTCGGACTGATGGAGATAGGCGTGTATTTCATGCCTTCCTCAAGGACTGCCACTTTATTACTGTTGGCGCTGCCGCCAAAGGCTGAGTTCCAGCTTTCCCTCACACGCTCCGGGTCTTTTACTACGCCGGGATGCTCCAAGATGCCGCCGGGCGTCGCACCATTAGAGAAGAACTTTGCACCGTATTCCTCACAGGCCATTGCCATGCCGATGGCGTTCTTTGCCATAGCAATCGGGCTGTATCCCACGAGACCATCAAATCCGAGTCCGGGAATGTGCAGCACATCCAATGGCGAGAGCCTGACGCAGCTGCCGTTCATCGTGTGTGCCTCGTCTTGCGAGGTCTGGTATTCGTAGTAAAGGTAGCCGTCAGAATCACGGTTGACTGTCATGCGGTTTGGCATTAACGGATAGAGAGCCACAACCTCGCCCTTGCCGTTTCGTATGATCTGCGCGTAGGCGTTTCCCCACAGGAGCAAATGCGTCATTAGCGTTTCCCGGAAAACAAAGGATGTCATCTCCGGATTCGGTTCATCGTGCAGAAGAAAATACAGTGGATGATCCACGGCTTTTTCCTTACTGCCATTCTCGTCGTAGCGGTAGAGATGAATCGGCAGGCCTGCAATCGCTTCGGATAAAATCCTCACGCAGGAGTAGACCGCTGTCATCTGCATGGCGGAGCGCTCAGTTACATTCTTGCCGGAGGTCGTGCCACCGAAGAAGAAGCGGTAGGAACTGCCGGTCGTTGAATCGGTAGGCTTATCTCGGCTCCGAAATAGTCCTGAAAATATGCTCATAGCGTTCACCTCCGTTTCTCAGATAAATAAAATGCCTCTGTCGTCATAGACAGAAGCACCGTTGTCGTTGCCACAGCGAATTGCCCGGTCAAGTGCCATAATCGTTGCAATAGCGCCGTCGATCTTCTCTGTGGACTTTTCCTTGTCAGCCTTGATATTTCCGGCAGGGTCAGTGCGGATGAAGATGTTGTCCATGTTCCAGCGGAGCACCGGATGGCCGCCGTGGGCGAGCTTCTTTTCCAGCGTTAGCTTCATGAGCTCCTTGGTCGGTGGGCTCATATCCTTAAAGCCCTGTCCGAAGGGAACGACTGTAAAGCCCATACCCTCCAAGTTCTGTACCATCTGGACGGCTCCCCAGCGGTCAAAGGCAATCTCGCGGATGTTGAAGCGCTCGCCGAGCCGTTCGATGAATTTCTCGATATAGCCGTAATGGATGACGTTGCCCTCAGTGGTTTCGAGGTAGCCTTCCTTTTCCCAAGTGTCGTAGGGCACATGGTCTCGCCGGACTCTTAAATCCAGCGTATCTTCCGGTACCCAGAAGTACGGAAGGATTACATATTTGTCGTCCTCATCCCTTGCCGGGAATACCAGCACGAAGGACGTAATGTCCGTAGTGGAGGAGAGGTCAAGGCCGCCATAGCAGACACGGCCTTCGAGGTCGTCTTCGTTGACCGGAAAGGCGCAGGCGTCCCATTTATCCATAGGCATCCAGCGGACGGCCTGCTTTACCCATTGGTTAAGGCGGAGCTGCCGGAAGGCATTCTCCTCGCCGGGATTCTGCTTTGCCGACTCGCAGGCAGCCTCGACTTTATCTATGCCGACCGTAATGCCAAGTGAGGGATTGGCCTTTTTCCAGACTTCCGGGTCTGTCCAGTCCTCGGAAGCGTCTGCGCCGTAGATGACCGGATAGAAGGTAGGATCAACTTTCCTGCCGTCCAGAATGTCCTGTGCCTTCTGGTGGACTTCGTAGCAGATGGTGTTCGTATCATTTCCGGCAGTGGTGATAAGAAAATACAGTGGCTGCATTCTGGCGTCGCCGGAGCCCTTGGTCATAACATCAAAGAGCTTTCGGTTCGGCTGGGTGTGCAGCTCGTCAAATACCACGCCGTGGATATTAAAGCCGTGCTTACTGTAGGCCTCAGCGGAGAGCACCTGATAGAAGCTGTTGGTCGGCTCGTAGATGATCCGCTTCTGGGAGGCCAGTATCTTTACGCGCCGGTTTAGCGCCGGACACATCCTGACCATATCTGCAGCTACGTCAAAGACGATAGTGGCCTGTTGACGATCTGCAGCGCAGCCGTAGACCTCGGCACGCTCTTCGCCGTCACCGCAGCAAAGGAGCAGTGCGACCGCAGCAGCCAGCTCTGACTTTCCCATCTTCTTCGGGATTTCGATGTAGGCCGTATTGAACTGCCGGTAGCCGTTTTCCTTAATTACGCCGAACAGGTCGCGGATGATTTTCTCCTGCCAGTCGATAAGTTCGAAGGGCTTTCCTGCCCACGTTCCCTTGGTGTGGCAGAGCTGCTCGATGAAGAGGACAGCGTAGTCTGCCATCTGCTTGCTGTAGTGGGAGGTATCTGCCATGAAGCGGGTCGGCTTATAGTTTTTCAGTTTTCGCATTGGCACGGGTGCCGCCTCCTTTCAGGGCAAAATAAAAGACCGCCTAAGCGATCCGGTATCAGTACGAGAGAAAGAGCCTCGGTGGCTCTCCTCCCGGAATATTCGTATTCAGGGTTTGGTTCTTAGTTGTAATCTACCAGCAGGATGCTGTAGGCGATCTCTGCTTCCTTGCAGGTGGGCTCGATGTCCCAGCCTCTGTCGTAGTTGCATACGATCTTGTCGTTAATCTTTAAGGTCAGCTTGCTGATCCTGCCACCGTTAATGCCATATTCTTCGCTGGGCTCCTCGTAATGCTTTACCCAGTAGTGGCAGATGGTGGCTTTCTTCTTGTCATTTGCATCCGGGATGCTGATGGTTCCTTCGCTCCACATTTTTCTTACGCCTCCTTTACCGTCATCTTGAAAGCCGGGATGAGCTTGTGCTCGTCGCTTCCGAAGTGGGTGTAGCGGTCTTTGACCTTGACGATTCCGTCCAGCGTGCAGCCGAGCTCCTCAAACTTTGCGATGGTCTCGATCAGGCTTGAGAAGGTGGAGCTTATGGTGAATTCCTTCACTCCCAGCTTCCTGCAATCCGCGAGGATTGTCTCGATGTCGTCGTCCCAAATGACCTCGGCGAAGTTCGGCAGGTCGTTTCCGGATTCCTTGCTGTAAAGGTAGGCCTGTCCCAGCGTCCACTGGCATCCTATCTCTTCCCAGCGCATTCCGGGCTTTGCGTTCTCGATGGCTTCGATTGTGTACTTCATGGTGGTTTCCTCCTTGATTCTGTGTTCCTTTTGGTATGTACATATATCACTCTGAAGGCCTGTAATAGCAAGCTATTTATCGAAATATATGTGACAATCCTTCGGGAACATTTGAGGCTGAAATTGTGTAGTTTATGCCTTGCCGGTCAGAATGAAATTCACGTATTCAGACCTGTGATCCTCAAGGTATAAAACCAGCTCGTAGAAGTCACGTTCGTAGGCCAGCCGCTGCACCATGTTCACATCGAACATATTCGTAAGGCCGGTGTCCCGGATGGCGAGAATCTGCTCCTTTACCTTTTCATCCATATCAGTCCGCCACCTTTCGCACAAGGTCGATGCCGTAGATGACATTCAGGCCGGAGCCGTTATCCCAGTTCACCATGAGGCTCCCGGTATCGTCGACTCCCGTAACGGTTCCCTTGGTGCCGGTGGGCGGTGCCTGCACATCGTCCATCTGGAGAAGCTCCACGCGGGTGCCTGCCGGGTAACGGGAGCGGAGATTTTCGAGCTGCTCTTTCGTGATCATTCGCATGCTGCCACCTCCTTCTCCGGTGTGCCGTTCTTCCAGCTGGAGTTTCCGGAGAGGTTTTGAAGAAGAATCTTGCGTTCGGCCTTGTACTCGTTTCCGATGAAGCCCAGCCGGAGGAGGAAGCAGCGGAATGCGTACTTCTCATTGTCGACTTCCTTTTCCGTGGCGCTGATGCGCTTCAAATCCCGGCTCATCTTGCCAAGGGCTGCGATGAAGTGGGTGTAGGCCTTGACCGCGTCCGGTTCCGGCATTTCAGTAAACCAAGGGAAGCTGACTGTATCCTCCGTGACCTCAATGCCAAGGTCGTCGATGCCGAGCGCCTTTTTGATGAGGCTTTCCTTGGCGGTGAGGAGATTGGTGAGGTTTCCGACCGCTACCTTGTCGAGCGGGAGGCTGACCGTGAGGCCAGTAAATTCGTCGTCGTTTTCTGCGGTGACTTCTTCGTCGGTGCTTTCGATCTCCTCAGTATCCTCCGATGTGAAGCCATCCGCGATCAGGCTGTGGATGATGCGCGTGAGCTTGTCTGCGTCCTCGCGGGTGACGCCGCCTTCCTTGTCGACGGTGATGTCGCCAATCTCGTAGGCGCAGGTCGGCATGAACTTGTAGACCGCTTTGTCACCAGTGAGATCTGAGATGGCTTTTACCAGTGCTTTGCGTTCCTGTCCGGTTACGTTGTAGTTTGCTTTCATGAGTGTGTTCCTCCTTTGTGAAATTAAGGTTTTCTGCTGTGCCTTTCGGCATGTATATACATCACTCTGAAGGCCTTATTTATCAAGCAATTTCCGACTATTTCTGAGGCAGAAAATCGCCAAAGAATCCGGGGAAAAATTGTGTATTATACACTTGCTGTCGGAGAGGTCTCGACTTCCTTTGCCAGAGCGGAGTAGAGGATTTTCTCGCCGTTTCTTACTACATATACATTCTCAGAATCGCCGGTATCCTCCACATAGCGTCGGAGGATGACAGAGGCGTATTTCGGATCGAGCTCCATCATGTAGCAGATACGGTTGAGCTGCTCACAGGCCATGAGAGTGGAGCCGGAGCCGCCGAAGGTATCAATAACTACAGAATTTTCCTGCGTGGAGTTCTGGATGGGATAGCCCAGCAGATCCAGCGGCTTTGAGGTCGGGTGATCCTTGTTACGTTTCGGCTTGTCGTAATTCCAGATGGTGGTCTGCTTGCGGTCGGAATACCACGGGTGCTTGCCGTTCTGTAAAAAACCGTAGAGCACAGGCTCATGCTGCCACTGGTAATCGGAGCGACCGAGCACGAGGCTGTTCTTTACCCAGATGCACACACCGGCAAGGTGGAAGCCCGCGTCAATGAATGCTTTTCGGAAGGTGAGCCCTTCGGTATCCGCGTGGAAGCAGTAAGCGGCTCCGCCTTTTTCGAGGTGGTCGGCCATGTTCTTAAACGCCGCAAACAGGAATTTATAAAACTCCTCGCCCTTGAGGGAATCGTTCTGGATCGTCAGGCCGTCCGACGCTTTGAAGGAAACGCCATAGGGCGGATCGGTCAGGACGAGGTTTGCCTTCTTGCCGTCCATGAGCTTTTCCACATCCTCCGGAGAGGTGGCATCGCCGCACATAACTCTGTGTTTTCCGACTGTCCAGATGTCGCCGGGTTTCACAAAGGAAGCCTTCTCCAAAGCAGCAGTGAGGTCAAAGTCATCATCCGCGATGTCCTTTTCATTTCCGGCACCGAGGAGCTTATCCAGTTCGTCGGTATCAAATCCTAAGAGCGAAAGGTCAAAGGATTGATCCTGCAGGTCGGACAATTCGACCGACAGCATTTCCTCATCCCATCCGGCATTGAGTGCCAGCTGATTGTCTGCAAGGATATATGCACGCTTCTGGGCTTCCGTCAGGTTCTCGGCAAAGACGCAGGGCACAGACTGATACCCTTCCTCACGGGCAGCCGTCACACGACCGTGGCCGACGAGGATGTTATAATCCGCGTCGATGACTGCAGGGCTGACAAAGCCGAATTCCCGCAGTGATGCGCGGAGCTGCGCGATCTGCTCTTTACTATGCGTTCTGGCATTTCTGGCATAGGGCACCAGCTTATCGATAGGTACCTGTTCTAATTTCTGTGTGTTCATTTACATATTCCTCCTGCTTCGAAGCAGCTGTTCCATTACGCTGTCCTGCGGGCTGCCCTCGAAGGGCTCGGTGCAGTTCTGCTTCACAATGTCGTAAATCTCATACCAGAGCAGGTTCGCCTGCTTCTGGAAGTTCATCAAAAGCTGCGTGAAGGGGCTCGCAATCGCCGCGCCGGTAGTCGGGTGCTTTCCGAGCATGCCGTATTTGCTGACCGCCTCGGAGCACTGGATGTACCGGGCAAAGGCCTCGGAGTAGCTTTCGAGCAGGCGCTTGTTTACCAGCCTCTCGCAGCCGCGTTCCTTGAGCCACAGCCATGTTTCCTTATAAATTTCATCTGCGCCGAGGGGCTTTCCGTCCTTCTGCTGTGCAGAAAGGTAATCGTCCGGGCTTGGCATATCCATGCCTTCAAGTTCCACACCGTCACCGATGTCGTCCACATCGAAGTCGGTCATGTCCTCTGTGAAGTCCGGCAGCTCCATATGCTTGGCAGGTGCGCCTTTCATGATTTTGTCGGCGAGGGCGTCCGGCTTGGAGCCAGCTTTGACACGTCTCCCGCCGCGATAAGTTCCGTCTTTCGCCATGTCTATCACTTCCGTTTCTGTAGTGCAGGGTTTAATACCCCGTTTGAATTGCAATTTTTGTGTAAAAGACCCCGCGCCGTTTTCCGGGCAAAAGGGTCGTAGAGATTTTGACCGCCCTACCGGTCTCCACGCTCGCGGTGAATCTTCTCGTGACACGAACGACAAAGGCTCATAAGATTTGACTCATCGTTCGTTCCTCCCTCAGAGAGAGGAATGATGTGGTGGACTTCCTCGACTGCGACGTAGCGTCCTTCCTTTAAACACTGCTCACAAAGAGGATGTTTGTGGACGTACCTGTCACGGATTCGTTTCCAAGACCTGCCGTATCGTTTGCCGGGAGAGTAGCCGCGTTGGAACTTCTCGTAATGCTGCTCCATTTGCTTGGCGTGTTCCTCGCAGTAAACATTGTCGGTCAGGTTCGGGCAGCCGGGAAAGCGGCACGGTCGTTTCGGTTTTCTTGGCATAAGCCGCGCCTCCTTTCAGGGCATAAAGAAAGCCCTGCAGGATAGTCCCGCAAGGCTTGTGTGCTGCACGTGCAGCAGTATCTTTATTCTTTTCGCTGATTATATACTATCATAAAGGGCAGGTGGGCATCTTAGGACAAAGGTGGACATTTCGGGCGTTTTTTTTCAAATGATGATGGGATCGTCCGGAAGGGTAGCATGCATCAATGCCTTTCCATGCCAGCGCCTTATAGTACGGGCGTCTGCACAAAGCTCGGTGCCAATCTGCTCCCACGTATAATTGTGGATGTAGCGATACTTCAAGACCATGCGCTCGTCAGTATCAGGAACCGCCTCGATGACTTCCCGAATCTGCTTTTTCAGGTCGGATAGCATTTCCAGCTCACCGGCGATTTTCTTTTCCAGTGCCCAGAGTTTTTCAAGCGTCCGGACAAAAGGAGCATCGGTATTTCTGGATGTCTGCACGCGGTCTTTATCATATTGGATAGCCGACACGCTGCCTGCCATTTCACGCAGGTTTTGCGCTTCCATCGTGTCGGACTTGATTCTCTGATCAAGGCGGTATGCCTGATGGAGATATTCTTTCACTGTCATAGGGCTTTCGCCTCCTCTCGTAGTTTTTGTATAAGGTACTCGCCGTCCACGCTCGTTAAGGCTTTGTACCAGCCGGAGCGGAAGAATCGTTCACATTCCATTGCATCCGACATGGCGGCTTTATTGCTGGGTTTCTTTTTCAGGCGATTCAGGGCACCACGGTAATCCTTCACGGCCTGCAGCACGATAGCATTGGCAAGATTTTCATAAGGATCGGTCATTACACCACCTCAAGGTTGGCCTTGACCGCGTCAATCAGTGCGGCCTGCGTCATTTCCTTTTTGGAGAGAGCCTTTACGATCCGCTCGTCTATGGTACCTTTTGTGATGATGTGCTGGATTACCACAGTCCGGGATTCTTGGCCTTGCCTCCAGAGGCGGGCGTTCGTCTGCTGGTATAATTCCAGCGACCACGTGAGTCCGAACCATACAAGAGTAGAGCCTCCGGCTTGAAGGTTTAAGCCGTGACCGGCAGAGGCCGGATGGATGACTGCTACAGGAATCTTTCCCGCATTCCAGTCAGCAATATCGCGGCTCGTCTTGATTTCCCGGACATTGAAGCGGTTCTTGATACGGCTGAGGTCGTGCCGAAACCAGTAGGCCACGAGTAGCGGCTTTTCATTGGCAGCCTCGATGATATCCTCCAGAGCGTCAAGCTTCCTGTCGTGAAACTCGATGACCTCACCAGTATCGGCATAAATCGCACCATTAGCCAGCTGGGAGAGCTTCCCAGTGAGGGATGCTGCATTGGCAGCGGTCACTTCACCGTCCGGAAGCTGCAGGATGAACTCCTGCTTCAAATCCTCGTAGCGTTCACGCTCGGATTCGGAAAGCTGGACTTCATATTCGGTCGATACCAGCTCCGGCATATTCAGATGGTCGGTGGATTTCATGGAAATTGTAATATCCGAAATCTTCCGGTAAATGGCATCCTCCGCATAGGGCAGCGGCTTATAGGAGTAGATGATCTCGCCGTTGCGCTTGTCCGGCATGAAATAATTTGTCCTGTACTGAGTGATAAACCGTCCAAGGTGCTCGCCCATATCCAGCACCTTGAACTCTGCCCACAGATCCACAAGACCGTTGGAAGAAGGTGTGCCGGTAAGACCGATAATGCGACGTACCTTTGGTCTTACCTTCATCAGGGACTTGAAGCGTTTTGACTTGTGGTTTTTGAAGGACGATAGCTCGTCGATAATCACCATATCGAAATCGAAAGGAAAGCCGGAGTCGTCAATGAGCCACTGCAGATTCTCGCGGTTGATGATTGTGATATCAGCTTGCTGCATGAGGGCGGATTTACGCTCTTTCGGTGTCCCGACTGCGACCGCATAGGTCAGATCGGCAAGATGGCTCCACTTCTGGATCTCCGCAGGCCAAGTATCCCGTGCGACACGTAAGGGTGCCACGACCAGCACCTTATGGACTTCAAAGCTGTCAAACAGGAGGTCGGATACTGCTGTCAGGCTGATAATCGTCTTGCCAAGTCCCATATCTAACAGGACTGCCGCGACCGGATGCTTTTCAATATAGCGGATCGCGTAATCCTGATAGTCATGTGGTATGAAGTTCATCAAGCATCCCTCCAATCTGCTCTGGGTTATCGATAACGTAGACCTTAAATCCCAGCTTCCGAAGAAGCCGGTGTCTTGCAATCTGCAGCGGTCTCGGTTTTTTACCCGAAGCTTTCAATTCCGCAAAAGCCATGATGCCTCCCGGAAGAAGGATCAGCCTGTCCGGCATCCCGTCAAAGCCGGGAGAGACCAGCTTTGGTGCGATGCCGCCCATTGATTTCACGGCCTTTACGAGTTTTTTCTCTATGTCTTTTTCCATCTCAAAATCTCCTTGTCATGGACAAGAGGGACAAAAGGACAGCTTTTTCCTATATTTACTTACGCGTGTGTGCGCAGGTGCCTGTGTGGCTTTCTTTTTCTCTTTCTCCGAATTAAATAAAGGGGAAAAGTTGTCCTGTCCGCGAGCTTGTCCCTATTTCTTGGCCTTCTCATATAGGCGCTGACGGCCATAAAGCGGTTGCGTCACTCTGCGATTGGTACGTTTCCAGCCGTCTACCTGCGTCATCAGTGCAGCAATGGCATAGGAGTCGGAGGGCTTCAAGTCGGCGATATTCCTGCCAAAGCACTCGCACCAGATTTCAGCATTGCTGACTTCGTTACGTTCCACGGTGCCGGAGTCGGATGTGATGTCGTCACCATCAAGAAAGTTGCGCCTCTGGAAAAGATCCATGCTGTCCCAATTTGCTGGAAGCAGCTTTAACAGATATTGTTCGACCAGTCCCTGACGTTCGTCGGATTCCATAGCGCTGCGCTGGGCTTCTTCGGCCTCTTTCAGAAGATCACCTTCGAGATATAGCTTCTCGCCTTGCTCGTAGTAATACTTGGCCTCCGCCCATATCTGGTCACGTTCTTCGGGCGTGATTTTACAGCGCACGGCATTTTCTGTCTGACGGCATTTCACAATCCAGAAACGGCGGTTACCTGTGATATCACGCAGATACCCTTGCTCGCCGTTGACCGTAGCGACTACAACACACTGCCTCGGATGACTTTCGACTACCTTGCCGTAGCTGGGTCGGTACTTGTCATCCGAGGTAGAGAGGAAGGACTTGACCTTCTCGATATCGGCCTTCTTCATACCGGCCAGTTCACCGATTTCGATGATCCAGAAGCCTTGCAGCTTTTCTGCACCGGACTTGTCGTCCATATCTGTCAGGGAGAGTGCGTCGGAGAAGTATTCATCACCGGCCAGCGCTTTCCACATGGTGCTCTTGCCAATACCCTGTGCACCGTCAAGGACAGGTACGGTATCAAACTTGGTGCCGGGATGATAGATGCGCGTCACAGCGGCCACTAAGGTTTTTCTGGTGACAGCGCGGACGTATTTCGTATCATCGGCCTGCAGGCATTTAATAAAGAGTTCGTCAAGGCGCGGTACCTGATCCCACTCCGGCAGGATGTTCAGATAATTCCTGACCGGATGGAACCGGCGGTCGTCGGCCACCTTGGTAAAGCTGACATTGTGGTTTCGGTCAGAGAAGCAAACATAGCGGATATCAATGAGTGCCTTCAGCTGTGCCGTGTCGGCATCACGCCAGAATTTATTGTCCGCAGGGCGATCCCACGGAACTTTTCCGATAACCTGAATGCGGTTAGCCATCTCGTTATAGGCGAAGCCTTGACAATCTGGATCGTTATTTAAGATCAGCATCTCGTTCCAGACGCTGTTTTGAAGAACTGTGCTGCGGGACTGATATTGCAGCTTTGTTTTCCAATCATCATCGGAACCGTCATCTGTGGCAGCAAATTCTTCACCGGCCTGCTCCTGTTTTTCCTGCAGCAGCAGGATTTTCACTTTGTCGCAGTCAGAGGCAAAATCCATCATGGCCTTATATGAGGGCATCTTTGTCGGAGTAGACTCGTCCAGCACGTCTTTGTCCAGATCACGAAAGCGCTGAATGCGCACAAGGTCAAAGGCATTCAGGAGCTTTTTGCAGGCTGGATCAGAGGAATGGTGGGAATATAGAAATTTGTCTCCATAGGAGACGGCACCGGCAGGGCTGTCCGCCGGAATATAGTCATAGCGGCACTCGTCATCTGTCGGCGCATATACATCGGAAAGCAGCTCCGGGATTACGACCGAGATCGGATAAGCCCGGCAGAATGCGCCGATGACTCCCGGCTTGGTAAGCGGATCGGCCTGCTTGCTGGCACCGTGATCTTCCACACAGGATTCACGGGAGGATACCGGCCACGTGCTGGAGTCTTGCCATGCATCATATTTGGCAAGATAGTCGTCCGGATTCAGGACATCACCGTCCTTTTCCTGAAAGACATACTCACCGTTGACTGAGGTGGAAGGCCAGTACATCAGGCGATTGGCCTCGTATGTACTGTCATCGAACATGTCGATACCGACTTCTTTTGCGAACATTCTGGCCACGGGCTCGTATTCTGCCTCGCTAACCTCACGGGAGAACGGGATCAACAGACGGAGCCTTGGATTTTCCGGTGTATGCTTATGCGTCGAGTGGCACAGGCACTGATACGGAATCTTGCTGATGGTGGTATCCCATACATCTGGCTCACCGTAGTCCATATCCAGTGTCAGCATGGAACGGCAAAGGACGTATCCTTTTTTACGGCGACCGTTGCGAAGGTGCCCGCCGACAAAACCGCCGATATCCTTGATGTCCGCCTGCTGGGCTTTGGACATCTTGCGGTATTCCTCGATGGTCTCGGTCGTGCGGACGGTGGTCTGGAATCTGGCCTTTAAGGCCTCCATCGTGGTGTCGCCGTTTTTCCATTTGACAGCCTTCCGGCTGCCAGCAGTAGCATATTTCATCAGTCGTACACCTCCCGCGATTCATCTTCGAGCACCTTTACGATGAACTTCAGCGCCCGGATCATGGTCTCCAGCTCGCAGTCGCCGCCGAGAGTAACCTCGAATTCGCTGTCACAGTAGCGGTTGATGTGGGTTTCGATATTCATATCTGTGCCGCCTTCATCTTTGATACGGAAATAAGTGCGGCTGCCATGACCGGAGTCGCCTCCCTGATAGCCGTTGGTACCGGCCTCGACCTGCAGAATATTGGCGCTCACCACGTCGCGGGTATAGGTTGTAATTTCAGTGCCGTCCTCCAGCTTTCTGCGTTTTTCTGTTACTTCATACATAGTGTTAAACCTCCTGACATTCTTCTGTGAAATAGCGCAAGCGGTAGTCCTTCCACTTGGCGCGTCTGATTTCTGCTTCCATACCTGATGAGATGCGGCTGCCGAACACCCAGACCTCGGCGCACTTGCTCATGAGCGCGTTTCCGAAGAAGAGACCGAGCTCACGTTCTTCCGGTTTGCTGTCATCAAGGAACTGCGGAAACAGCAAGTGTGGCGCGATGGGGATATATCCCTTGTCCACGGCAAAGCGGCTGTAGCGTCTGGCGTTCTCCACGTTTGTCTTTACATCTCCGGAAAACGGGGAGCAGATGTAGACGATAGGACGGAAGGCACGCAGGGACTGTTTTTCATTTGCGGCAATTCGAGAGAGCGCTTCCCCGGCAGTCGGGTCAGGATAGCCCTCGCTGTTTCGATAATCGTTACTCAAATCAGAGTCCTCCTTTCCGGGCAGACTTAAAAAGCGTCCACCTCCAATTTCCACTGGAGATGAACGCCTGATTTGAGCGGACGATTTTTAATCTTTTTTGTAGAAGGGCGTGACGTACCCGTCGGCGCGTAGCTTCAGTCCTTTTGCCCACGACGGTGTTCTGCCCATCTGCTCACAGAGCGCGTCGAGGGACACGCGTGGGTCGGCCTCGATGACCAGCTCGTCGTGAATATGCATGACGATGTTGCAGCAACGCAGGCTTTTCATGGCATAGCAGAGAATATCGCGGGAGGTCGCCTGCACGATGTTTTCGACGAATTTCGGGCCGTATGAGTCGAGCCTTTCCCATTTCTTTGTGGCTCCGATACCTTCATAGGTGATACACTCGCCGCCAAATTTATTAGTACCGATTTTCGGCTTCACATAGGCGAGGTTCCGTCCGGAAGGCAGTTTTATAAAGAGCATCCCGGAGCGGCAGGAGAAGGTAAGCCCGTAGCAGGAGGTCTTACACTTATGCTTCACGGCCTCCATGACAGCACGGTCGACGTCCCACCAGAATTTCACGATATGGGGATTCGTCTGCCGCCAAGCCTGCACCAGCGGAGGAAGCTCATCTTCGGATAAGCCCATCTCGATAGCTCCCATAGCCTTAAGGGCACCGACCGAGCCTCCGTAGCCGAGCGCGAGTTCTGCGATCTTGCCTTTCTGTCGCAGGTGGCCATTGATGCCATGTTTTACGACCGGCACTTTGAACATCTGACTTGCGCTGGCGCAGTAAATATCTCCGCCGTCCTCGAATACCTTCTGTCGCCATACCTCGCCTGCGTACCAAGCGATGACGCGGGCTTCGATAGCAGAAAAGTCGGAAACATAGAACTGCATACCTTCCTTCGGAATAAACGCTGTCCGGATCAGCTGAGAGAGTGTGTCTGGGACATCTTCATATAAGAGCTTTACTGCATCAAAGTCACCGGATTTCACAAGAGCGCGGGCATCGGCCAGATCCTCCAGATGGTTTTGAGGGAGATTTTGCAATTGAATCAGTCTGCCTGCCCAGCGTCCGGTGCGATTCGCTCCATAGAACATAAACATGCCGCGAGCCCTGCCGTCATCACAGACCGCACGCTCCATCGTCTGATATTTCTTGACTGAAGATTTGGCAAGCTGCTGGCGGAGCTCCAAAACATTTTGTAATTCCAGCGGAGCAGTTTTGATAAGCTTTGCCACGACCTTTTTACCGAGACTGTCTGTTTCGAGACCGTTGTCGGAGAGCCACTGTTTCATTTGCTGGACACTGTTGGGATTATCAAGTTCAGTGATATCTTTCATGGCAGCAGTCAGCTCCTTGCGAGAGCGGGTATCCATCTCGATGGCTTCTTTCACCAGATCCATATCGAGCCGGACGCCACGGTCGTTGATCTCCTGATCGATGTGATATTCTTCCCAAACCTCATCCAGCACCGGGTAATTGGTGAGTCGCTGCTGGATCGCCATTTCGACCTCAACGTCCCGCTTGTTATATGCCTTAAATACAGACCATTTCTCCGGATCATCTGAGGGCAGGTTGCGGGTACGGCCACCATTGGATTTTGTCGGAGCGCAGGGCACAGAGAAGTATTTGATAAGCGCTTTACCCTCATCCATCTTCTGATCCTCCAGTTTCAAGACAGCACCGACGCCTTTTAAGGAAAGCGGCAGTCCCATCGTGGCCGCCCAGACCATTGAACAGCGCCAGCCTTCCGGATTCAGGAACCGGGCACACTCCTGTGAGAGCGGGAGGTTATCATGGAAGGGATCAAGACTGATGCCGAGGTCGGAAAGATAGCGGGACAGGCAGACACGTTCAAAGTTCGCGTTGAATGCCCATTTGATGACAGTATCGTCTGTCAGGGCGTCGATAATCCTCTGCGGGATTGCTTCTCCCTGTGCAAGGTCGATGACCTGCACCTCGCCGCCGTCGACAGCATAGCCGAACAGCAATATTTCAAAGTTCGGAGATTCAGCATATTTGTAGACGCCGCACTTGTTCAGGTCGACGTTGGAAAATGTCTCAATATCTATGGATATATTTTTCAATAGGATCACCTCAATTCAAACAGGCAGCCTAAGATCGCTCCTAAGCCGCCTGCCGTTTTTTGTTTACTCCAAGGACTTCATGCGCTTCTCGTGGTATTCGCGTTCATGGTCGGCCTGTTCCTTCTCACGCTGCATGCGCTCCTCGTGATACTTGAGGTCGCGGGCAGCGGATTCCTCCTCGCGCTTTTCACGTTTGCGGTCGTTGATAAAGTTCTGAATGGACGAAATCAGGAACACGATGCTGAATACCAGCCATATGGCGATCAGCGCGGTCAGCAGGATTGTCTGTAACGTAGTCACTGTCATGGTCGCACCTCCTTAGTCCAGAAAATCTTCATCGTCGTCAATGGCGAAGTCGGACTCTGCGCTTGCCTTGCCTCCGAGAGGCTCACCGTCGCGGATCTTCTGCAGGTTGTTGAGCCCGCAGGCGATTCCCTTGTTGCCGGAGCTATTGAAGGCGTAGAAGGTAATGCTGGCACGACCATACACACCGGAGTACACCTCGGAGCGGGTGAGGATCGGGTTCAGATCTGCGTCCACGATGCCGGGAGCAGTGGTGGCGTTGGCATTGACGAAGTAGGCATTCTTGTAGGCTTCGTCGTCCGGACGTTCTGCATCTCCATCGCGCAGAGGCGTCTTCAGGACAGAGAGCGCCGGTACGGACTTGCCGTTGCCCTTGAGCTTGGCCTCGCCCTCCTTGTAGGCAGCTTCGATGGCGGCCTTGATCTTGGCGATGGTCTTGGTGTCGGACTTCGGGATGATGAGGCTCACGCTATACTTAGGAGCGCCGCCGTTGATGGACTTCGGCTCCCAGACGTTTGCGTAGCTCCAGCGGGTGTCGACGCCGGTGATAACCTTCATGGGATTGCTGATTTTTACATTTTTACTCATAGTCTTTTTCCTCCATAAAATCATTTTTGGCTGTGTTCATGGCCGGGCGCTTATCGGACTCCGGCACAAGTGTGGGTTTGCCCTGCGGCTTTTCGATGTAAGCCGTCAGGAGTTCATCAAAGCGGGATTTGCCGAGGAGCTTCTGCATGGCGGTGATGCCGAGCAGCTTCTTCTCATACGGGTCGAAGCCCGCTTTCTCGACCGCGTCAATGACGGCGGCCTCGTTGCTGTATTTGCGGTTGCTGCGTCCTTCGACGAGCTTGAAACCTGACCATTCCTTGCCGGAGAGAGCCTGCTGCAGGGCATATTCCTTGATGTCGGTAGCCCAGCTGACCAGCTCATCCACCTTGCCGAGGATGACTTCGATTTCGGTATCCGTAAGCAGTGGCGGGAGTTTGAAATCATGCTGTGCGAGCTTCAGGTTGGCTTCCGCTCTGGCGCGGCACTCATTCTTGGCTTTGCAGAATCCGCACCACTCGCCGCACAGGAAGTTCCCGTCTCCGGCAAAGGCCAGCTCTGCGGTAGGCTTCAAGACTTCATCCGCCCAGCGATACAAGTCGTCCTTGCTGATCCCGTAGGTGCTGACGTTCTGACGCCTCGGCTGGTAGATGGTCATAGAAACTTGATCGATGTCGTAAATGTCATCGAAAAGCTCCAAAGCGCCGAGGGCATAACACTGCATCTGCGGATTTTCCTCTGCGGAGACTAAGACGCCGAGACCGTGCTTGTAGTCAATCACCCGGAGCATGCCGTCCGCGATGATGATGCAGTCTGCGGTACCAAAGCCCTGTTCTACCCAGCGAGAAAAGTCCACACGCTGTTCAATCAGAACGACCGGGTCAGCGCAGGTTTCCTTGGCGGCTTCGACCTGCTCCAGCACGTATTCCGCATAGCTGCTGGTGCAGTCCTCCATCTCCTCGGAATACCATTTGAGACTTTCGGTCGGATCTTCTGTAGGAAGTCCCAGCGCGGACTTGAGCTTGAACTCGCCGAGAGCGTGGGCGTCGGTGCCTTCCGCAGCGTAGTCGCTTCCCTTATCCTCATAGGTTTCGCAGAGCCTTGCCGATGGCGGGCAGTGCAGCCACCTGTCTGATGAGGATGCGGAGAGAATCGCGTGTGCTTTAGCTGTCATTGCCGATTACCTCCGCGTCCTTCATCAGGGCTTCATAGTTTGCCGGGTCTACAGCGGAGAGCTTTGCGGCACCATACTTCTTAAGCAGGGCACGCACCTCTGTGGTATGACCGGCGCGGGACTTCTCAGCAAGGACGGCTCTTACGTCCTCCAGCTTCAGCTCCGGTTTCGGTTCTTCCTTCTTGGCGGGAGCCTCCGGAACATTGGCCTCGGTGTTATCACCGGAAAACTGCTGGTAGAGCCAGTCGGCTGCGGCATTAATAGAAGCAGCAGCGGTGCGGAGCTCTTCGATGGTCTGTGCCATTTCTGCCATCTTTGACATTCTCTTTTCCTCCTTCCTCGGATTGGCTTGCGGCAAGGAGTGAGAGGTTCCTTGCCAGTCTGGCGGATACGTGACTGATGGAATTCAGAAGCTTGATCTCCTCGTTTACATTCCCGCCGGTGTCTGCGTAACTGCGGTACATCTTGTGTTCACCTCACTTTCTGAAGGCCTGTGTTCTCTTGCCTTCACCTTCCACTGGAGATGAATTGCCGATTTGAGCGGAGGATTTTATAAAAAATTTCCGACCACCATCCAAAGAGGGACAGTGGCCGGAAAAGGTGCAATGATTATTTGTTTTCGATCTTATGAAGCTCGGTGTAGTAGCGCTTCATCTGGTCGGCAAAGGTGCGCTGCGGGCGACCGAGGGCTTCCGCAATCTTACGATCCGAAATCTTAGGATTGTCGAGGCGCATCTGGATAATGCGGTCTGCGTCCGGGTCAAGCTCACGGAAACGGGCAATGAGGTGCTTCAGCAGATCGCGGTCAGCGTAGATATCTTCTATAGAAGGTTTGCTGTCCGGGATGTAATCGCCGAGGGTACCGTTGCCATCCGGGAGCGGCTCGTCGAGGGAGACAGTATCGGGAGCGTGATACTCACACAGATCGCACTGACCATCACATTTCCAAAGATAATGCTTCGGGCACATGCAGCGACCGTGATTCTGTTCCCGGTTGCGAATACGCCAGATCTCCGGGTAAAGGGCTCGGTGCTGTTCCTCTGTGATAGGCGTGAGTGTGACTTTGGAGGGGTTCTCCGGGTCACGAAGTGGATAGAAACGCTGGTTGTCGTTATTTTTCTTTGAATTTTTCATTTTCGGTTCCTTTCTGAGCGAAAGGAGCCGAGAGAACGCAAAGCCGAAGTCTTAAGAAACACAAATGGCCGGATAACTCTGAAACATTGTGTTTCAAAGTCATCCGGCCATTTGGTAGTTCATCTCGACTCCGTTGCTCGGTATGCTTTGCGTATTAAGTTTTCGATTCGGTTGTCACATTCCTGCCTGCATTGCGTAAGCAGCAATGCGGTTATGGGGAGATTCCTTTACTGCTGACTCATCGCAAAGAATTTTTACGATGTGGTTGCAGTTAGGGCACTTGAGCTCGATGTACAGCTTTTCCTTCGGGATATCAGATACATCGCATGCTCTCTTCCCGCAAACAGGACATTTGAGTGGCTTGTTCATGCCTTCCTCCTTCCTTGTAGTAAATAAGCATGTTCGCTGATTTACTACACCTATTGTAAAAAATATGGGAATGTACCTGAGAAAGCACATTCCCGTGCTAACAGAAATATTCGTTGAGAGATAATTCTTCTCTGGATACCAGCTTTAGTTCCTGTAGCCGGTATTTCATGGGCGTATAGTTGACGCTGAATTTTTCGGCCAGCTCCGAGATCGCCTGATCGACCTCATACGTTCTTGGAATGGGCGCAGACGGTGACGAGCTCAAGCCCATAGTCTTCAAAAATTCAGCGGTGGCTGCTTCTCGTGGCATTAAAAATGCCGCAGCGCAGTAGTTGGCTTGGTATTCAATGATCTCGATAGCAGTCATATTTGACCTGTCTCCAGTCTCTGCACGGAAGGCCTTCTTCTGGCAAAAGTGCTGGTAGTTTGCAGATCGACTCATAAAACATCGCGGATGGAGCTTCTGGTGGAAGCACTCGTGAATGCAACTGAAGTTCTCGATTCCTCGATTGTCGCCTTCATTGATGCTTCGGTCAATGATAATTGTTCCTTTTTCAACCGGAGTCTTTTTAGGAAACATCCCATTGAATATGATGTTATCAGGTGGAGTCTCGTTGGTTTCGCTGAGTGGAATCCAAGCATAGTAGTAGCCGTTGTTGTAGGCTGTCATTCCAAGAATCGACTGATCTGGTGACAGATAAAACCAGTCAGGCGTGCAGTGTATAAAATCCACCACATCATATACGTCGATTTTCTTTGGCCGAATAAGACGTTCCTTGTCAAAAGACTCGTTCAGGCTATCCGCTTCATTTTCGAGCTGGGTTTTGCTGTAGTCATAGTATCGCAAATTATGAGTTCCCTCCGTTTTTCCCCTGACTCTCCAGCATGTCGATGATCTTCTGCCAGTCATCCTCACCGGCATTGATGTCACGAGCCTTGCGAAGAGCAGTGCGAAGATTGCCGACACCCATCACATAGTCAGACAGGTCAGGAGATACGCCGTTGTCCCTTGAGAGGGCAGCGTAATCGAACAGCGTGTTTGTGTCATCCTCGTTGAGACCCAGCACCTCAGCGATTTTGTAGATCTTGTCTTTGTCCGGCGGATACCTCCTTCCTTTTTCAATATCGCTCATGTAAGCCGGGACAATACACAGTTCCTCGGCGAGCTTTCGCAGGCTGATTTCTTTTTCCTGTCTTTTGGTTTTTACAAATTCTCCGAATTTGTTCTCCATGATGATCCTCCTTTCGTAGTATGTAAGCGTGTTCGCTGAAATACTACACTTAATTATACACAGGTACAATATCGAAGTCAAGGACTCAAATGTAAATTTTCTTTGACCGGCATTACTAGCGTTCGGCATCAGATGGAGAGGTGCTCCAGAGTAGCGAGGCAAATGCGGCCTATCTTCGGCCTGCTTTCCAGCTAGCGGTGGAGGTTCCTCAGAAGCTTTCTCAGAAACGGGTGTATTTATTTTGCGATATACGAGATGAAAAATGCGTAAATACAAATTAAAAATCTAAAATAAGGTTGATTTTCCTACGCTGACGTGCTAAAATTTATTAGGCATCTTTTGCCGATGCGACTCTATTGGTAAGGAGGATATTTCATGGCAGTCAGCTATAAGAAACTATGGAAATTGTTAATCGATAAAAATATGAAGAAGAAGGACTTGAGAGCTGCCAGCGGGATCAGCACTACGACACTTGCGAAACTTGGCAAGGATGAAAATGTCAGTACCGAAATCCTGTCGAAGATTTGTGCTGCCCTAAACTGTGATGTCGGAGACATCATGGAAATGGTGCCCGATGATTCGAAGGATGTGGAATAAATGGATGGCAAAGACAATAAACAGACAAGGAGCTTTTTAAATATGAATCAGTCAACTTATAATGCGTTGAAATCCTTTATCTGGGGAATCGCTAACGATTGCCTCGTAGATGTATATGATGTGGGCGACTACAGGAAGGTTATTCTTCCGATGCTGGTTATCCGCCGTTTTGATGCGGTCTTAGAGCCGAAGCATGATGAAGTGGTAGCGGCAAAGAAGAAATTTGAGAAGGACGGAGTCACTGTCGATATTGATCCGGCTCTCTGTGGAATAGCCGGTCAAGCCTTTGTGAACAAGTCTGACTTCACGTTGCGCGAGCTGAAGTCCAGAACTAATCAGCAACAGCTCCGGAAGGACTTCATCGACTACCTTGATGGATTTTCCAAGAATGTGCAGGAGATAATTAACAAGTTCCATTTCCGGGATCAGATCCCGCGCCTTTCCGAGCAGGATAGGCTTGGGCTTCTTATTGAAAAATTTGTCGATCCGAGCATCAACCTCAGCAATAAGCCAGTTCTGAATGAGGACGGCTCCGAAAAGCTGGAGGCGCTTGATAATCATACGATGGGTACCCTGTTTGAAGAGGTTATCCGCATGTTCAATGAGCAGACGAACGTAACGGATGCCGGACGCCACTTTACGCCACGTGATATTATCGAGCTCATGGCCGATCTTGCCTTTATCCCGATTCAGGATAAGATTCAGAGCACCACTTACAGAATTTATGACGGAGCGTGTGGCACGGGAGGCATGCTCACTGTCGGCGAGTCCTGCATTCAGAATCTCGCTGAGCGTCGCGGCAAGAAAGTCTCTATCAATCTGTTTGGTCAGGAGAACTTTGACGAGACGTATGCCATCGCCTGCGCGGATATGTTGCTTAAAGGTGAGGGCACGCAGGTCAACAATATCTTCTTCGGTTCCACCATCTCTAATGACGGCTTCCCGAAGGATGAGTTTGACTTTATGCTTTCGAATCCGCCTTTTGGCACATCGTGGAAGGCAGAGCTGAAGGCTTGGGGAGATATTAAGAAGGACGAGATTACTGATCCGCGATTTATCATTGACTATTATGGGAATCCAGAATATACCTTGCTGCCCGATATTGGCGATCCTCAGATGCTGTTCCTTGCAAACAACATTAGCAAGATGAAACAAAAGACCTCGCTCGGAAGCAGAATCATAGAGGTACATAATAGTTCGTCTCTTTTTAATGGAAATGCAGGAAGCGGTGCGAGTAATCTGCGCAGATACATTATTGAAAATGATCTACTTGAAGCAATTGTAGCATTACCGGAAAAGATGTTTTACAACACAGACATTGGAACCTTCTTGTGGATTCTTACAAATAAGAAGGATGAGAAGCGTAGGGGGACAATACAGCTTATTGATGCAACATCTATGAAGTCGCTTCTTAAAAAGAATATTGGTGAGAAGAACAGCGAAATCACTCCAAGTATTCGTCGCACAATAGTTGATCTCTACCTTGCATATAGGGATGCTGATCCTAAATACAGTATGGTTTTTCCAAATGAGGAATTTGGGTATTACGCTGTTGATGTTCAGAGGCCTCTGCGATTAAAGGTTGACTTGACGGAAGAAAAGATCGAACAGCTGCTGACGGAAGGAGAGGATAATGACCTCATAACAGTTGTGAGAAAATATTTGAATATGCAGAAAATGGAAAGCATAAATAGCTTCAATTCTTTCATTGATGAGATTGAAAAAGTTGCAAAGGATGAGGGCGTTAAGCTGACCGCAAAGCGAAAGAAGCTGCTGAGAGATTACTTGACTTATGTTTCTGAGGACGCTGAGCCGGTTATTGATTCAAAAGGTAACATTGAGCCTGATAAGAATCTAAAGGATAGCGAACAGATACCGATGCTCTATGAAGGCGGTATTGAAGGATTTTTGGAGAAAGAAATCAAACCGTATGTACCTGATGCATGGGTTGATGAGAAGTCAGCATCAATTGGATATGAGCTCAGCTTCACCAAGTATTTTTACAAGCCGGTTGACTTGAGGCCTGTAGAAGACATTATCGAGGATTTAAGAACTCTGGAGAAAGAATCGGACGGAGTCCTTGCCGGAATAATGGAGGATTTTGCGAGATGAGAACATATCAGAACTATATTCCAACAGGTATTCGATGGAATGCAGAAATGCCAGCACACTGGGATTGCGATAAGGCAAAACGCTATTTTGATAATCCTAAAGCTATCAACAAAGATGGGAAAGAGAAAAATGTTCTTTCGCTGACGCTTAAGGGGGTTATTCGTAACGATGTAGATCATCCTATTGGTCTTGCACCGGCGGATTATGCTACCTATCAGCTTTTTGATAAAGATGAGCTTGTATTCAAACTCATAGACTTGGAGAATATTTCAACCAGCCGGGTAGGAATAGTCTGGGAAAAAGGAATAATGAGCTCAGCATACATTCGGCTTAAACCGAGAGTTAGCCTGAATTTGAGATATTTCTATTACCAGTATTTTGATTGGTATAAGAGAAATATCTTTAATGGCCTTGGGGCGGGTGTTCGTCAAACACTTTCGGCTGCTGATCTTGTAAATTATCAGGTTGTTTTCCCTCCAATTGATGAACAAGACCAGATAGTCAGATTTCTTGATTGGAAGACTTCTGAAATGAATCGAGTTATTCATGCAAAAAATCAAGAAATCAAACGGCTTAAGGAGCTCAGAGTCGTTGCAATTAACACTGCTGTTACAAGAGGCGTAAATGGATATCCTCTGAAAAAGAGTGGTACTTCATGGCTTAATGAAATTCCAGAAAACTGGAATATGCTTCCGAGCAAAAGACTGTTTTTCTTGAGAAAAGATAAAGCGAAGCCAGAGGATGAACAATTAACTGCTTCTCAAAAATACGGGGTTGTTCCTCAGCAGTGGTTCATGGAGCAAGAAGGTCGCCGCGTAACTGTAGTCTTTACTGGAGAAGACATTCTTAAGCATGTCGAAAAGGGTGACTTTGTCATAAGCATGAGAAGCTTTCAAGGCGGTATTGAATACAGTAATTATAGCGGAAAAATTAGCTCGGCCTATGTGATGCTGATCCCAAATCACGAATATGTATACGATAGGTTTTTCAAGTGGTTTTTGAAGTCTCCTGAATACATTAAGGCATTGAGAGGAACTTCCGATCTTGTTAGAGATGGGCAAGCACTTAGATATGCAAACTTTGCAAAAATCGATCTGCCTGTTGTCCCGATGGAGGAACAGATAGCAATTGCAGACTATTTAGATAATGTTTGCGAGAGGATCGATGATGCAATTGAGAAAGTCAAGAAAGAAATTGCTTTGATTCAAGAATTGAAGACGAGAACTATTTACGATGCAGTTACAGGAAAAATAGATGTCAGAGATGTTTCTATACCTGCGTATGAAGATGTTGAGGATGAAACTTCCGATGAGGATTCAGAAGAAGTTGAAACTGTAGACGAGGAGGTCGATGAATAATGCCAAGTAACACTAAGGAGAATGGCTTCGAGACTCTCATCGTTAACTGGCTTGTTAACGAAAACGGTTATGAGCAAGGGACAAATGCTGACTACAATCAGGAGTATGCGATTGATGAGGAGCGTTTGTTTCGCTATTTGCAAAGCACACAGCCACGAGATTTAGCGGAGCTGCGTATACTCGATACACCGGCAGAAAAGAAAAAGTTTCTAGAGAGGCTTAGTCGGAAGCTGTCTGACCAAGGTGTTATTGAGATACTCAGAAAAGGTTTCAAATATAAGAATAAAACGCTGGAATTCTATCAGGTATTGCCCAGCAAGGGAAATCAGCGGGCGCAGGAGCTGTATGACGAGAACATTTTTAGTGTGACTCGTCAGCTGCAGTATTCCAAGGAATATGGCCGCCTCGCACTTGACCTCTGCATTTTCCTGAATGGGCTCCCTGTCATTACGATGGAGCTGAAGAATCAGTTCACACTGCAGAATACCGCCGATGCGGTTAAACAGTATAAAACGGACAGAGACCCTGCGGAGAAGCTGTTCAGCTTTAAGCGCTGCATTGTGCATTTTGCAGTGGATGATAACGAGATTATGATGTGTACCGAGCTGAAGAAGGACGATTCCTACTTCATGCCCTTCAATAAAGGCTTCGAAGATGGTGCCGGAAATCCGCCTAATCCCAGTGGTATTAAAACAGACTATCTTTGGAAGGATATCTTAACGAAACAGGAGTTCTCTAAGATTTTGGAGAACTATGTCCAGATTGTTGCGGATAAGGATGAGGATACCGGAAAGACCTCCTACAAGCAGATATTCCCAAGGTACCATCAGCTGAAGGCTGTAACGATGCTTCTCGACCGCGCCAAGAAGGAAGGTGCCGGGCAGCGTTACCTTATTCAGCATAGTGCTGGCAGCGGAAAATCTAACTCTATTGCTTGGCTTGCCCATCAGCTTGTTACGCTTCAAAACGATGGCAAGAACATCTTTGATACTATTATTGTAGTTACTGACCGTATCAACCTCGATAAGCAGATAAAAAATACGATAAAGCAATTCACGCAGGTATCCTCTACTGTGGGCTGGGCAAAATCTGCTTCTGATTTGCACACTCTCTTGGACGAGGGTAAGAAGATCATCATTACCATCGTCCATAAGTTCCAGTTCATTCTGAACGATATCTCTACGGCATACAAGAATCGTACCTTCGCGATTATTATCGATGAGGCACATTCGAGTCAAAATGGCAGTCTTGCGGCAAAGATGAATATAGTCATTTCTGGAAATGTTTATTCGGACGATGATGAATTTGAAGATAAGATCAATTCTATCATCGAAGGTAAGAAAATGGCTAAGAATGCGAGTTATTTTGCATTTACCGCCACGCCTAAGAATAAAACACTTGAAATGTTCGGTGAAACCATAACCGACGAAAATGGTAATCCTATCTTAAATGAGGATGGAACCAAAAAGGCTAAGCCGCATGATGTATATACAATGAAGCAGGCAATTGAAGAGAAGTTTATTCTTGATGTGCTGAAATATTACACACCATATCAGAGCTACTATCACTTGATAAAAACTGTAAGTGATGATCCGCTCTTTGATAAGAAAAGAGCAAATAAAATCCTGCGCTCTTATGTGGAAAGTGATCCTCATGCTATAGAGGAAAAGGCTGGTATCATCGTAGAACATTTCTATAACAACGTCCGGATGAAGATCAAAGGCAAAGCTCGCGCAATGGTTGTCACACACCAAATTCAGAGGGCAATAGAATATTACTTTGCTATCAAGAAGGAGCTGGAGGAGCGCAAAAGTCAGTACAAGCCGATGATCGCATTCTCAGGAGAAGCTCGTTATAAAGGTGAAACTTATACCGAGGCAAAGATCAACGGATTTCCAAGCGCCAAGATTGAGAAAGAATTCCGAAAAGACCCATACCGTATTCTGGTCGTAGCTGATAAATTCCAGACCGGCTATGATGAGCCGCTGCTTCAAACCATGTATGTGGACAAGAAGCTGTTTGATATAAAGGCAGTGCAGACGCTGTCTCGATTGAATCGTTGCGCTCCGTATAAGACGGATACCTTCGTGCTGGATTTTATCAATAATCCATCGGATATACAGAAGTCCTTCGAACGGTACTATAAGACCACAGTGCTTTCCGGAGAGACGGATGCCAACAAGCTGAATGACCTGATTGACAACATGGAGCCCATGCAGGTCTATACCGTTGATGATGTGAATACATTTGTCGAGCTCTACCTGAATAATGCCGACCGAGAGCAGCTTGATCCGATCATCGACAGATGCGTCGAGCTGTTTAAAGCTCTGGAATATGACGATAAAGTGGAGTTCAAAAAGAGTGCGAAAGGATTTGTGCGTACTTATAATTTCCTGTCGTCCATTCTGCCGTATGGTTCTCCTGATTGGGAGAAGCTGTCTATTTTCTTGACGCTTCTCGTACCGAAGCTCCCGAAGGTGGGTGACGAGAACGATGATTATAAGAAAATCATTGAAAGCGTTGATCTTGACAGCTATCGAGTCGTTGCCCAGCAGACCATGTCAATCTCGCTGGCCAATGAGGATGCAGAGGTGAAGCCCGTGCCGGTTCAGACGGACATAGGCATATCGGTTCCTGAAATGGACACGCTCACACATATTCTTGAATCGTTCCATGATGTCTGGGGAAACTGCGACTGGACGGATGAAGACAAGATCAAGAAGCAGATTCAGGAAATTGCCGAAGAGGTCAAGAAGGACGAGCGCTATCAGAATGCAATGCAGTTCTCGGATATCCAGAATGCCCGCGATGAGAGCGAACGCGCTACATGGGAAGCAATCCTACGCAACATGTCCAGCGGCATGGAACTATATACTGCTTATCAGGGCGATACAAGGAGCCGCCGTAATCAGTCCTTCAGAGACTGGCTGCTGGATTTGATTTTCAATGCAACATACCGGAAGCCGACGACACCGAAGCCCGATGAAGGAAAAGTCTATTCATTCGATTATGAGTCTCCGGTTTCAATGGTGGCCGAAGATCCAGCACCATACGGAGCAAAGAAGGAGGACTGATATAGAATGAAAGGTTCAGAGTGCAAATTCGTTAAATACATGGAAGGATCCGATAAGCGCTTTGTTATTCCGGTGTACCAGAGAAATTATGACTGGAAGACCGAGAACTGTAAGCAGCTGTATGATGACCTTGTAAAAATCATCAAGGGACACAGGAAGAGTCACTTCTTCGGGAGCCTTGTTTCCGTTTACAATCCGGACGGCCACAATGAGGAATTTCTGATAATCGACGGCCAGCAGCGCCTTACGACAGTTTCGCTGCTGTTCCTTGCCATGTATAACCTGATTGATAAGGGTGTCATTGTGCCTGAGACTGCTAACCTTAAGCAGCGGATTTTCGAGGAATATCTCGTGGACAAGTGGAAACCGGAGGATACTCGTATCAAGCTCAAGCCAGTTAAAAATGACCAGACGGCTTTCGGGAAGCTGTTCTCTGATCCGACGGAGCATATCCGCGAGTCCAATCTGACTGTGAACTACGATTATTTCTATGACCGGATTCAGAAGCAAGAAATCACCATTGACCAGCTTTATGATGCAATCTGCTGTTTGGAGATCATCAACATCCGACTGGATAGGGATGACAATCCGCAGCTCATTTTTGAAAGTCTGAATTCGACCGGACTTGACCTCAGTGAAGGTGACAAGATCAGAAACTTCATCCTGATGGGGTTGCCGCCCAAGGAGCAAGAAGACTATTACGAGAAATACTGGAACAAGATCGAGGTTTGCACGAAATATGATGTAAGCACCTTCATCCGTGATTACCTGAGTGTGAAGCAGCAGGCCATCCCGCAACAGAAGAAAATCTATATCAATTTTAAGGACTTTGTTGAGCTCGGAAAGATTGAGACCGAGCCGCTCCTCGCCGAGATGTTGGCATATGCAAAGCGTTACCAGATTCTCCTTGATGGGAATTCTGGCAGCACAGCACTTGATGCTTGCATCGACCGCCTGAACCGTCTGGAAACAACAGTAACAAGGCCGTACTTCCTTGAAGTACTGCGTCTGTATAACGAAAATAAGCTGACGTTGGCTCAGGTAACGGAAATCTTCCTGACAACAGAAAACTATCTGTTCCGTAGGACAATGTGTGACTTGCCGACAAATGCTCTTAATAAGATCTTCCTTATGCTGCACAGGGAGATTGTCCGATATGATGGCATCGAGGATAAATATGTTGAGAAACTCAAGTATGCACTTCTGTCGAAAAAGGAACGTGCACGCTTCCCGGATGATGAGGAATTTAAAGCGGCATTTGCAGAGCGTCCTGTTTATCTGATGAACAGCAAGAACAAGATTTACATCCTTGAGCGGTTCGAGAACTTTGGTACGTCGGAAGACAAGGATGTGTATCGTCATTGCGACGACGGCACCTACTCGATTGAGCATATCATGCCTCAGCATCTCACGCCGGTATGGCAGAAAGAGCTGGGCGATGATTATGAACAGATACACGAGCTGTGGCTGCATAGAATGGCCAATCTTACACTGACAGCATATAACTCGAAATATAGCAATAGCTCTTTTACTGAAAAGAAAACCATGCAGAATGGATTTGATGACAGCGGTATCCGCATGAACACTTGGATCGCCAAGAAGGATAAGTGGACGTTGGCAGAGTTGGAGGAGCGCAGCGAATACCTCATGGGTAGAGCCCTGACAATCTGGGCAGCACCTATCACGGAATATAAGCCAGAGGAGAAGCAGCTCGACACATATACCCTTGAGGATGATGGTGAGCTGACTGGACGCCTGATTGCCAAGTTTACATTCAAGAACACTGAACAGCCGGTAACAAGCTGGGTCGAGATGTTTCAGAAGGTCATCCAGATTCTCTACGCCGAGGACAAGTCCATTATCACAAAGCTGGCGATGTCTGAAGAGGAGAATATTGCGCTCCATTTCAGTACGAATCCGGATGCCTTTACAAAGTCTCTGGAAATTGGTGATGGCATTTATGTGTGGACAAACACCAGCACCCAAAGCAAGCTCTCTGTTTTGAGCCGTCTGTTCAAACTTTACGACGAAGATCCAGCAGACTTGGTATTTTACCTGCGCGATGAGAATGAAGCTAATGCCGATGAGCCGGGCAGCCGTCATGAACTCCGGAGAAAATACTGGACTTATGCTCTGCCGATTATCCAAAAGGCGCATGGCGAAAACGGTTCCTTCTCCAATGTTAATCCGTCAAGGGATAACTGGATCAACGGCTTCTTTGGTATTGGTGGATTCTATCTGTGCTGCGTAGCAAACTATGATGCAGCGCGAGCAGAAGTCGTATTTGGTAGAGGCAATAAGAAGGAAAACAAGGACGCCTTTGACAGCCTCTATACACATAAGGCAGAGATTGAGTCTGCGCTTGGCACGATGCTTCAGTGGAACCGGGGCGATGACATTAAGTCGTCAAAGGTTTTTATTCAACTAAATAATGTCAGCATTGAGAATGAGACTGATTGGCTTCAGATGGCGAATTTCCATGCTGACTGGACGAAGCGATTTTATGATGTAATTGTGCCGTATATAACGCAGTTATAGGAAGGGGCGCATGATGAAGATTGGAAGGAATGATCCATGCCCTTGCGGAAGTGGAAAGAAATATAAGAATTGTTGTCTCAGAAAGGAAACAATGAGTACCCCTGACCGCATAAAAGAAGCGGTCAAGGAGAGCGGTTATAAAGAAGATATCGGAACTGTACTTGCAAATATGTATCGGTATATGGAGAGAAAGCAATGGTGGGGTGCCTGCCACGCTTCATGTGCTGCACTTTATGTTTGCCTGTCTGAAATAGGATATGCACCTGAACTCTGTATAGGTGAGGTACTGGGGCAAGGATTATACTTTGACCACTCATGGATTAATGTCGATAAGAAGATTATTGATCTTGCTATAAGTATGACATTGCTTGGCGGTGCTCCGGCATCTGGAGCTATAATTTTGGGCAAGGATATCAAGACTGGTTTATCACCTATTCTGGATTATGGCGTTCCGGGTAGAGGAATTGAAGATCAAGCCAAGTTTGTAATGGAGGTTCCGTTTACACAGTATATGGACAGCTTTCCAGATGAAAAAGACGGGTTGTGGGGAGTTGTACGAGAAGTTCTTAATACGAACATAGATATTTCTTTGTTGCGCGAAAAATACAAAGACACGAAAAGAGCTCTTATAAGGCATGAATAAAGCATTTGGAAACGGAGGGATATCTGTAAGTGAGTAAAAGTATTAAGGCAATAGAAACAGAATATAATGGCCATCGATTTCGTAGTCGGTTGGAAGCTCGCTGGGCAGTCTTTTTCAATGCAGTTGGTATTGCTTATGAATATGAGATTGAAGGATTTGAAATGGATGGAACCAGATATCTTCCAGACTTTTATATTCCCAGCTTGGATAGATGGTTCGAGATAAAGGGTAAGCCACTTAGTTTAGATGAAATAAAAAAGTGTGAAGAATTTTGCCGTAGGCTTGATAATGAAAATATTAAGTTTTCAGTTCTTATAGGATCACCGAACTTGTGTGCCGTTAGACTTGGAGATTTTTCAGGAATTCTGGAGTATGTATGGGAATGGCCTTCAGAAAAATATCCGGACAATTATCGTATTCAGGCGCCAAAGGAACTAATTGAAGAAGAATACTATTCTCGGTTTATGAAAGGATTATGGGTTGTTCCGGATAAGACAGAAGAGGAGGTCGCTGTTGCAGCTATTGCAGCAGGCAAGGCAAGATTTGAATTTGGTGAAAAACCTGATGTATAGAGGATTTGATGTCGAGACGATGGGATTTCGGACTTGTTTCCTCAGAGCGAAGCCTTGAGACGGTAGGCAAATTCACTCAGCTTCCATATTATAAGTAGGGACAAGTACATCGACCTGTTTCCGAGAACGTGCGCAGTCGTGAAAATGGACTTTTTGAGGTCAAAAAAGCCATAGATTTATTTCCGAGAACGAGCGGAACTTTCTGGAGAACTTTTGACATCAATCTCGAACAATCGAGCCA